GAAATACAGAATAAGAAAGACAAATCCTTCTTGTGTAGTTTGTGGAGGAAAAGAAGATATAGTGATACATCACAAGGATTTAAATCCACAAAACAACAAGGAAGAAAATCTAGTCCCTGTTTGTCGGATATGTCATGCGAAACATCATCACTCAAAACAGACACCATTTCCTCAATTACTTTCTTAAAAGGAGAAGAGGATGTGTACGATTTACAAGTAGAAGACAATCATAATTTCTTTGTTAATGGGATTTTGGCTCATAACTGCGGAATAATCGACGACCCAGTTAAAGATAGACAACAGGCTGAGTCATTGACAGTAAGGGAGTCAGTATGGGATTGGTACACTTCTACATTCTTTACTCGTCAGCAAGGTTCTAACTCTGCTATCATCTTACTGATGACTCGATGGAACATAGATGACTTAGCTGGACGTATTATAGAAACAGATGGAGATAATTGGGAGATACTTTCTTTCCCTGCTATTAATGAAGAAAATGAAGCCTTATGTAACAGGCCAGGATTAGGACTAGAGTTCTACGAACAACAGAGAGACGCCATCGGTGAACGTGACTTCGCAGCCTTATACCAACAAGACCCTATCTCATCTACTGGTGAGATATTTAAAAAATCAGATTTTCGTTATTGTGCTTTGTCTGACCTAAAGAAGGAAGACTTTACAATAGGTATCAGTATAGACCCTGCTTTCTCAACTCGTAAGTATTCAGATGATACAGCTATCGTAGTAACTGCTAAACACAAAGGGACAGGAGAGATATATGTTCTTGACATCTTTGGAGAAACTGTTACTCCTAGTCAATCTTACGCTTATGTTATTTCCCTAGCTGAAAAGTGGAAGTCTGCTGGCTGGACTCTTGACTTCATCTCGCTGGAGGAAGTATCGTTATCTACTAAACAACAGGACTTCTCTAAAGGATTTAATAAAGCTATCAGGGACTCTGGTAAGTTTTACACAGTGCTACCTTTCAGACCAGTCAATAAAGGTAAGAAAGAAGACAGAATCAAATATACATTAGAGCCTATCTTTAACCGACATGCTCTACATTTCAGAAATGACAACACAGACAAGACTTGGTTTAAATTAGAACGTCAATTACTCAAGTTTCCTGCGGATAAACATGATGATCTACCTGATGTTTTAGCACAGGCAGTTTCAATGTGGGAAGAAAGAGGGGGGGGCATCTTGACACCTGATAAAGCTATGGCAGAATACAACAATAAGATACTCGGAAGCAAGAGACGCTCTATTTTGAGGTAATCTTTTATTGTGGTATAATTAAGGATAGAAACACACAAAAAATACCTAAAAACAAATATTATGAATGGTTTAGACACCGAACAAATTAAGTTCGTACCACAAGAAGACTCTGAGATATTAAATCAATTACTAACCTTCTACCCGAAAGCGAGGGAAGTTAGACGAGGCTACGAAGGTGGTTGGGAGAAAATTGTTACAGCGTATATGGATTCGTTTAGCATGCAGGCTGATGATGAGAACTTCCAAGTTACATCTAAGCTTCTTTTTCAAACACACTCTAGGATTGTTAATAGAATGCAACGTCCAGGGAGAGTTTTTAAATCTGACTCTGCTTCACACATGGAGAATGAATTAGAGATTGATAGAGATGGAGTTAATACAGTACAGGATAAAGGAGGTCTTATAGATACTCTTACTTCTGATTGGGCTATATATCATAGACAAATCTTACTGGGTTATGCACCTATGATGATTTCTATCGGCGATAAGGACACACCAGCTAAATATATACCTTTGAACTTAATGGATTGTTATTTCGACCCTTCTGCTACTGTTATGCGTTCTCCAAATGGAGTTAGTAATGTAGGAGAGTTTTTATACATAGAACAAACTAATTATATAGACGCTGTTGCTAGATTCCCAAAGACTAAATTCAGTGGAGGAAGATTACCATTAGACAGAGACCAATATTTAGATTATATGAAGAAAACTGACAGACAAGTAATAGAATCAGAACAAGACTTAGTAGAAATAGGACATTATTTTTATGTTAGAGGAGATAAACCAATACATGCCATCTTCGTTGGTGGTAGTGCTACTATTGTAGAAGAACATATAGGAGCTAAATATCCTAAGGCATATAACCTTTATGGTAGACCTGCTATTCCAGTTGTTTGTTTCCAAGCGTTTCCTGTACCTACTGGTCTTTATGGTCAAGGGTTACAGCTAATATATGATTTAGCTATTGTACAGCAAAGATTAAGAAACTTAGCTTTCGCACATATTGGACGCAATGTAAATGCTATTAATGTATTAAACGTAGCAAGAGGAACAAGTGGTTCTTTCGCTAATCAATTATATTCTGCTAGAGAAATGCAAAAAGCAGGTGAGTTTGGTGTTATCTTAAATGAAAGTGGCGACCAAGGAGGTTTCGCTAAAATGGAACAACTAAGAACTGACCCATTGACTTCTGAGTACGAACGTATGCAAGCTGAATTGACACAAGAGATAAAAAGATGTGGTTTCCCATTAGATGAAGTAGATAGACCTGTTACAGAAACAGCTACTGCTACTAAAGCTGAATTAGGAGCTACTACTGCTTTTGTACAACAAATACAAGAGATAAACAGAGATGCTTACAAAGAAGTTGACATGTTGACTATGAATATTATCAAAGAAGACTTTACAAACAGTAAAATGAAGGTTATTACTAATCTTACAGAAGAAGAACCTATTGTATTAGGTGATGTGGCTGATTCATTAAGAGATTCAGAGATTACAGTCGCTGTTGATGCTCGTTCTGGTGCTTATAAGACAGATGCAGAGCGACAAGCTGGGCTAAGAGAACTTATACAGGCTACTGAAGGACCTGAAAGAACGGGATTCCTAAAAGAGTACGCTAGAATGAAAGGAATAGAGATGGAAGCAGGACAAGGGGTAGTAGAAGAACCAGACCAACCTACATTACTAGACACAGGAGCACCTGCACAAGGTGTTGCACCATTACCATCTTAATACTAACTTAACCATGAAAAAAGAAATTAACAAAGTCAGAAAAGCAGCTAAAATAACTAAAAAAGCTGATAACTATATAGAAGCTAAGGTTGGAAGTAACATCTACTTCTGGGCTGACATAGCAAATAACAATAAAGACAAAGTAGAGGAATTAGGGGACGTTATCCTATACTTAATGCGTAAAAATAACCCAGCAATGTCCTACGAGAGTGAAAAATGGGTAAGAGAATACCAGTTTAACTTTATGAACGCTATCATAGAGAGTAAACAACACCTTGACAATCAGGAGAAAGAAAAAAGTACACCTAAAAAGGATTATAAACATCTGATTTAGTTGTTGTCGGTCTATTGCAGGTTATGTTTGTGGTTACATAGCTTGCGATGGGTCTATAACCCAATTTGTATCTTTTAAACATTTCATTATGTCTGAACAAAACGACACAATCTTGAATGAGCTTGAGGGAGCCAATCAAGTAAGTGAACCAAAGTCAGATGCTACGAACACCGAGGCATCCCAAACCGAAGGTGATTCAAGCGAGGAACTTTCCCTTAATGAGTTAAGTCCAAGTGACTCAACCACACCTGTTAAACCAAGTCCAGAAGACTATGCTAAAAAAGCAGAAGAAAGCTGGGCAAACAAGATTGCTAGTGGAGACAAAACACTAGAAGAACTTGAAGAAAAGCAAGCATGGCTTGCAAAGAGAGTGAAATCTCGTTTAGGTATTGAGGTACCTAGCGAACCAAAAGTTGATGTACGATCCGAGATGGAACGTATCAAAGCTGAAGAGAAGACAAAAGAAGACATGGCTAAATATCATGAATTGCCTGTCGACCAACGCAGAGAAATAACAAAAAAAGTGCGGGAGTGGTCGTCAACGGGAGCAGATGCTGGTAAAGTGCTATCTAAACTAATGTCAGAAGTCAGTGAAAAACCAACGACTCATATAAGTTCTCCTACTGGTGGGATAACACCTCGTACTTCTAATACAATTACACAAGAGGAATACTCTAGCTTATCTCAAGCTGAATTTAACAGAATAGATGACTTAATCGATAAAGGAGAGATGCAAGTAGTCTAAATCTTAATTTACTTAATTAAAACAAACTTAATATGGCTGCTACAAACCTACCTGCAAGTAATCAAACTATCATAGTTGAGAACATGTTGCAGAAGAAAATTATCAAATTACTTGATAAATTGCTCATTATTACTCCTACAGCTAATCGTGACTTTGAAGGTGAACTTCGTCGTCAAGGTGATACTGTAATAGTACAAACTGTACCAAATGTAGACTTTAACCGTGGAGGAACTGCTGGTTCTGACATTGCTGAAAGCTCTTGGGCTATCTCATCTGAAAGTCTAGTTGTAACTGAAATCTTTCAGTTGAACCTACCTTTCGCTAAACTATCTGAAATCCAATCTAACTTGGACTTAATCGGACGTTTTGCAGATCGTGTTGCTTACGCTAAAGCTAATACATACGACCAATATGTAGCTTCTCTAGCTGTTGAAGGTGTTGCTTCTGTAAACGCTATCGACCAAGGTGACGCTCAAACATGGAATGTTACTGCTGGTGACGCTCTAAATGTAATTAACAAAATTACAGCTATGGCAACTGCATTGAAGAAACAAAATGCTTTCCGTAACCCTTACCTATTCGTAAACCCAGAAGTAGAGGCTTTGATTCTTACATCAAATCTTTATACTGCGTTTGACAAAGGTTTGTCTTACCGTGCTGAAGGTGCTGTAGGAATGGTATCTGGATTCAAATGTTACCGTACTAACAACTTACCAGTTCAATACAAATTAAGTATTACTGATGTTGCTGTTGCTGATGACACATTGACTTTCTCTATTGTAAACAACAAAGGAACTTCTGCTGACGTAGTATTTACTGCTAAAGCTGCTCCAAGTGCTGCTGGTGAATTTGATATTGCTTCTGACGCTGCTGGACAACAAGCTATTGTCGAAGATATGATTAACGGTACTGGAACTCCTGGTGCTACTAATTATATCGCTCTTAGTACAGCTGACCGTACTCTTATGACTAACGCTTATGTAAGTTGTGGTGCTTTCAGTTCAAACGATGCTATCGTTACTATGAATCGTCAAGCTGCTGTTGCTGAAGACCTAACTAATGGTGCTCTTAGTGCTAAAGGAACTGTTATCATTGGATTGGAAAATGGTGCTGTGAATTTTGTAAATCAAGAAAGTGTATTAAAACTTTCTGATGCTCCAACTGCTATTCGTAAGAATATGGTAATGGAAGAAGTTTATGGTGGAAAAGTTTTCAATGAATATTCAAAGAAAATTGTTACTTCTGATGTAGTAAACGGTGCGTAATCTTAAAGACTGATATGGGGGGCATAAGCCTCCCTACTAGCCTTTAAACAACAATTATGACAGTAGAAGACCTACTCACTCAATTCGGATATGCGATTAAGGATACAGCTGATATTGGAGATTCATTCTACCAATGGGTTAATATTCTTAATAACACATATTACAGAATTGTACAGAATATAGAACCAGCTAGGTTTTATAAAGAATACATATACAGTGGTGCTGGCGAATTTGATTTACCAGATGATTTAGATAACTTTGCAAGAGGAGAATGTGGGTTTGAAGAACTACAAGACAATGGAGATGTGCTACGCAGATTACCACAAGTTAAAAGAGGAGATGTGAATAGAACAGGTTATTACATAAAGAACGACAAAGTTGTTATCCAGAATGTGGTTAAAACAGTTAAAGTAAGATACATACCATTACTAACACAAGCTAGTGATATTTACGACAGCATTGTTCTTGACGAGAGATGGACTAACCAAAATATAGAGTTCTTAAAGAAATTATATGGCGAATGGGATTTAGATGGGACATTTGAAGGAAATGCTATCTCAAGGATGGAAGAAGGTATCACAGAACTTATACACAATTATAATAGACAACCTCAAGTAATTAACATGAACTAACAAAACACATGGCAAAAATAACACCTTACAATCCAAAAAGTACAATCATAACTGGTGCTTCTCAAGGAATAAACTTAAAAGACTTACCACAACTTTTAAATATCCAAGAGGCAGAAGTTTTAAGCAATTATATCCCTTTAGGGGCTGGTAAAATGGTAAAGAGGAAGGGTAGTACCACTCTACACTCTATCGGCTCTGAAAACGCAACTATGTACGTCATAGGGGTATTAGAAAATACATTAATAGTAGGATATGGAACAACAGTTGGATATATTAATATTTCTACTGGTATTTACACTGAATTGAAAGATGACTTCGCAAGTGGTGGTAGATTCTATGGAGATTCAAATAGAGATTACTTTTACATAACTAATGGTACAGGTGTATGGGAGATAAGCCACCCAGAAGGATCTGAAATTATAACTATGACACCTACAACAACTGAAACAGCTGTATCTAATGGAACATATCAAGATTGGGCAGTAGATGATAAAGTTTGTCTAAAACCTAGCACAAGCCTTATTTACGCAGCTGGAATAACAGCAGGTAAACAATATAAATTAGAAATAGCTACAAACTATACATCTTTTATAGCTGGTAGTGGCAATACATATAGCAAATGTGAAATATCTGGTGCCACTGATATAAGATTGGCAGCTTCAGGAGCAACACAGACATTTTATTTTAATGCTTCTAATAATGGGGTTTTAGACATCACTTTCAGTGGTGTTATAGGTAGAACAAGTGTAGCTAACGAAACACCTACTGGTACTATTGACGGTGTTAATAAAGAATTTAGAACTGCTAACCATTTATCATATCAAGATATAGGCAGTCTTTTTGTAGACGGAGTACAAGTTATCTCTGGTGTTGAATGGGATGGTCGTGATTTGATTGTGCCAACAGCTCCTACTACAAGTATTGAAATACAAAACTTTGATAAATCAGAAGTTCCATTTGAAATAACATCTTTTTCTGTTGTAGAGATATTAGAAGATGAATTACAAATTGAGAAGTTCAGCGAGGAAAGAGGTTCTATATTAAAAATTATAAACAATAGATTATATCTTGCTGATTACCCAGAAGATGAAACAAAGGTAGTATACTCAGATACAGGGTTAGCAGACAATCCACCTACTGCAAACTTCGCAGTTGTTACTACAGCTGATGGTGGTGGAGAGTTCACTTCTAATCATGGGAAGGTACAAGCAATGGAAACAATAGGTAATCAATTGAAAGTCTTTTATGCTAATGGTCAAGTAGGACATCGTATAAAGTTACAAAGTGATGGATCTAAAAGAGATGTATTTGATTACAATCATGCTAGTTCTGGTGCAACATCTGGGACTTGCCAAACACCTTATGGTCTTATAGTTTCTACTGTAGACGGGGTGTTCATTTCTACTGCTGGTGCAGCTTCTGACATACCTTATTCAGATCATCAGAATAGTATATCTCGTAAACTAGGTACATTTAAAGATTATGACTTTACTGGTAGTGCTTCTGTTTATTATCCTAAATACGATATGGTACTTATATCTTGTCGTAAGGATTCAGATGCAAACAATTCTATCCTTTGTTACTATTTTCAACAACAAGCATGGGGAACATTCTCTGGTTTAAACGTATCTTCCTTTGTTTTAAAAGATGGTAAGTTATATGCAGGTGATGAGCTTGGTGCAATAGTATATGAATTATTTTCAGGGAATAACGATTCAGGTAAAAATATATTCACAAAATATAGACAAGAATTAAACGTAGGAGATTTCAGTTCACGCAAAGACTTAACTAAGCAATGGTTTGACGGATTATTCTCTAGTGGGACAGTAGTTGATGTTGCGTTCAACACATACAACTATGACAACACTCTTATTGTTGACAAGTTGAACCTAGTATGGTCAACAGACTCTGATGGTATTGGTATCGTAGGAATAGGTAGTGGTGAGATAGGTGACACAATAGGAGGAGATAGCGCAGACTATTCTAGTGACTTAGCTTCTGCTTTTGCAGGTGGTTCAGGTACAATTAAGAACTTTAGAAGACTTATTATAGAAATGAGTGAAAGCTCTCAGCTACCACATGAGATAAACCTTATAAAAATAGAGACAAGAGTTAAAAGTAATATTCGTGAAAGAAGTTTGTCTACAACATCCTTACCTGGTTCTAATGCTTTAATTACAGAAGATTCTATAGGGTTCATTACAGAAGACAAAACTACTATTATTACAGAATAACTTAACTTGTAAACAATGGCGAAAAAGATTACTGATTTAGTCGTTAAAGCTATACCTGCTGAAACAGATATACTAACTGGTGTAGATTTAACAGAACTTGAGACTAGGAATCAAAACTTTCAAACAACGGTAAGTGGATTAACAGAGAGGTTGAAAGATAACTTTATGATAATTCCAGTAGGAGGGTATGGTAGTTTATTCTACTTCGATGGTACAGACTATGTAGCTATACCGATAGGCGAAGAAGATAGAGTTTTGAAATCAGATGGTTTAAAGCCTGTATGGTCAACTGCTGGAGATGAAGGAGTTACATCTGTTGCTGCTGGTAATGGTATGAACTTCTCGGAGATAACGATGACAGGAAGTGTAACACTCGGGACACCTACTACCCTAACAGGAAGCACAACCAACGCAGTAACCTTAAACTCACACACACATGAATTAACAATAACAACTGATGATATACCTGGGCTAGCGACAGTAGCGACAAGTGGCAGTTATAACGACCTAAGCGACCAACCTACAATCATCAACGATAAAAACTTCGAACAATCATTCTTATCAACAGACAATATAACGGTTAACCACAATCTAAATAAATATCCTTCAGTGCTAGTAATAGATACAGCAGGATATGAAATAGTATGTTCAGTACAACATGCAAACAAAAACACTTGCATCGTAACATTAAATAACAACGAAACAGGTATTATCACATGTAATTAATTTTTTAACACTTTATAAAATGGCTAAAACATTCAAGATTGGCATTAACTTAGACCAAAATGAGTTGCAAAATGCAGTATGGCAAAATTTATCATCTGACCCTGGAAGTCCAGTAGAAGGTCAACATTGGTATAACACAACTTCTAAAACAGAGAAGTATTATGATGGTTCTACTATCCAAGAAGTAGCGACTGGAGGTAATATGAGTAATGCTATCACTCGTGGAAGTGTAGCTGGTGGTGCAGGAGAGATGGTAGTTTCTGCTGGTGCAGATAGAACTGCTAAGACTTATGACGCTGGTAATGGGATTTTAAAATCTACAAGTGGAGTAATTAGTGCTGCAACTGCTGGTACAGATTATTTAACTGGTGCTTCAACTAACACATTAACAAACAAAACCTTTGACGCTAATGGAACAGGTAATAGTATCTCGAACATTGAGGTAGCTGATATTGCAACTGCAGCATTAACAACTGATATTGCTTCAAGTGCTTCTGCAACTCAAATTGCAAGAGCAGACGCAATCAAAACTTACGTAGATAATAAAATTACAGCTATGGGAACTTTTGCAGGTTCTCACGACGCTTCTGGCGGAGCTTTTCCAACAACTGGTACAGGATCAGGAAGTTCTATTGTAGCTGGTGATTACTGGAGAGTATCAGTAGCTGGTACAATATCTGGTATCGGAGAACTAGAAGTAGGAGATGTATTAACTGCTACCGTAGATGGAGCTGATGAAGCTTCTGAGTTCTTTGCAATGCAAGGTAATATTACAGACGCTGTAACTTCTGCAAGTGCGAGTTCAACTGATAATACAATCGCAAGATTTGACAGTATAACTGGTAAAGTAATTCAAGCTTCAAACGTAAGTATTGATGACAGTGGTTCTATTGACTTACCAAGTGGACAAACATATAAAATAAACGGAACTGATGTATTAGCTTCTGTAATTAGTAAATCTAAACAATCATTTAATAACACTACTGATTGGGTAGGAGGTGCTGCACCTTACACTTTCACTGTAGCTGCTGCAACACACGCTCTAACAACTGACGACTTACTACAAGTGCAGGTAAGAGATGACAGTGGGAATGTGGTAGAAACAGACGTAGAGATACAAGCTGACGGAGATGTAGTTATTTCAAGTAATACTAAATTCACTGGAAGTACAATCATTGTGGGATAACAAACAAAGCTTTTGGAGGTAGTTTAAAACCTCCCCCGAAGCCTTAGGAAGGCACTTATAATTTAAGTAAATATAATATGGCTAAAATATTCAGTAGAAAAGACTACCGAAAACAAACAACACCTAGTAATCCTGATACGGATTTTACTGGGATTTTTGCTGATAGTGCAAATGGCAATAAATTGACTGCAATTCACGCTGATGGAAGTACTCAATCACTAGAGGAGAGTGGAGGTGGCAGTGGTGGTGTTTCAATATACGAAGCAACAGTAGGAGCTACAGGTGCAGACTACACAACACTTGGTTCTGCAATAGCAGATGGAAAGACTAGAGTATTAGTAATAGATGACACTACTGAAACAGGAGATATAACTATGCCTTCTAATTTAGTTGTAGATGGGACAGGGATGAATGATGTTAATATTAATATGGGTGCTTATAGTTTTCTTGATAATTCTGGATCAAATACACACTTTAATTTTAGTAACTTAAAAATAACTTTTGCTAAAACAGTTGCAGGAAGATTGTTTTTACATATTGATTATATTAAATTTGACAATGTTTATTTCGATAATAATAGCACAGTTAATATTTGCTATGTATATCAAGGCTCTGATAAAAATATAACAATACAAAATTGCTATTTTGATTTACCAAATTATAATACTTGTGGAATAAACATAGCAGGGGCTGCTCAGATTGGTGCTTTTGTTTCTAACTGCACTTTTAATGGAGGAGGCTCGGATTGTTATACTGCTTGCACATTGAGTACTGGAAATTATAATAACCTTCGTTTTGAAGGAACATTCAACACCTCAAAGACATATTCATCGCTATATTTAGCTTCTGGTGTTTCTGTTGACAATATATATGTTGGTAGCACGCTAACTATCAATATTGGGACTAGATGTATTGTATCAGGTATTTATTCAGCCAATAAAGCTCAAATAGTTATATCAAGTGCTTATAATTGTGTTAGTAATGTTGGTAACGCACTTTCTTTCGATATTGACGGAGATTATAATAAAATAAATAATGTTATATGCAATGGATTCTTTGATATAGATTTAGGTGCTATTAACAACTCTGTTTGTAATTCAACAATGATTGGTGGTGTGAAAGTTGATGCCAATGATAATACTATAACAGGATGCCAAATAGGAGATGACGCAGGAGGAGGTTCTAATACAATCACAGTTACATCTAACTCTAATAGAACAATAATCTCAGGTTGTAGAACAGACGCAGCTATTTTAGACAGTGGAACAGACACTACTACAGGAACAAACGTAGTTTATTAATAACTAGCTTAGGTAAAAACATACAGTTGTGGTATAATTATATTAGATAACATAAACAAAAACTATGGCAAAAAAAATTACAGAGTTAAACACAAAAACCACGCCAGATACAGCAGATATTTTAACTGGTGTAGATCTTACAATAGAATCAACATCTGAACAGAACTATCAAACTACCGTTGGTGGCTTAGTCACAAAACTTAATAGTGATTTTGTCAAACTACCTACTCTTAATGTCTTAGGTGATTTATTGTACTATAACGGTACAGAGTATATTACATTAGAAATAGGCACTAATGGTAGAATATTACAATCAGACGGGACAAAGCCTGTATGGGCTAATGTTGGTGTAGGTGATATGAAAAAGACTATGTATGATCCTTCCGAGATTGAAGAACAGCTAGTTGGTCTTACAGCTACACAGACTTTAAGTAACAAGACTTTAACGAGTCCTGCTATTATTAATTTCGTTAATGCTACTCATACACATACTGACCCAACAGAAGGTGGGACAATACAAGCTGCTGCTATTTCTGATTTTGATACAGAAGTAAATAACAACGCAAACGTAGTGGCCAACACAGCTAAAGTAACAAATGCTACTCACACAGGAGAAGTAACAGGAAACGAAGCTTTGACAATCGCAGATAACGTTATAGATGAAGCTAACTTGAAATTAGACACAGCACCTACTAACGATTATGTTCTTACTGCTGATAGTGCTGCTAGTGGCGGAATGAAATGGTCTGCTGCTTCTGCAGGTGGTGTGACAAGTGTAAATGGAGAAGTTGGTGTAGTAATATTAAATACAAATGATATACCAGTTGACACAGACGCTAACTATGTTACAGATGCAGAAAAAGTAGTAATAGGTAATACAAGTGGAACAAATACAGGTGATATGAGCAACGCTGATGTAAAGACAGCTTATGAAGCTAACGCAGACACAAACGCATTCACAGACGCAGAAAAGACTTTGCTTGGAAACCAAAGCAACACTAACACAGGTGACCAAACATCGATAGTAGGCATATCTGGTACCACCGCACAATTTAACACTGCACTTTCTGATGGTAGTTTTGCTACTGGAGGCGGTACAGCTACTGGAACCAATACAGGCGATCAAATAATAAGTGATGCAACAATCACTACAGCAGATATAACAACAAATAATGCTACTAATGCTAAACACGGATTTTTACCTAAACTTAACGATATTACTACAAACTTCTTACGAGGAGATGGTACTTGGGCTATACCTACAGGAGGAGGAAGCTTCGCTTGGGGAGAGAGTGTAAGTGGAGATACTGGAGATGGATTAACACTGGCGAAAACAGGAGGAAGTGATTATAATTTATCTTTAAGCACAAACTATAATGGGAGTCCAAATATCGAATTACTCCAAAATTACAGTGGAGACTCTAATACTTTTGCCTTTATTGATTTTAGAAGAATGTTAGTAGACACAAACGTAAGAACAATAGCACAGTTGCAACCTTATACATTTTCTAAAACATCGGCATCTGATTATCAAGGAGGTATGGCCTTCAGCTTTGGCAACAATGGCATTACAACTAGTAAAGCTAGTCTTGATTATAGAGGTGTTTTAACGCTTGGTTCTTATGCCCATAGTGCTTCTAATGGTGGAACAAACGGAATAGACTTTAATTCAGGAACAGCAAAAACGACTATTTCTTCTTATACTGGATATATTTATAATGATTCAGGAACCATCACAATACAAGGTGGAAACAATGATACGCAACTTGCTATCGATATTCCTGACAGTACTGGGCATAGCACAAAAGGACAACGTATATCTATAGGAGATACCCAGACAAATAAAATCACTGGTATAGATATAGATACAGGTGCATCTGCACAAGATCACACCTCTCTTTATTTGACTGGTACTCGTCATTCTATGTACATAGGTGATACAGTAGCACCAACTATAGCTACAAACAGGCTATACAGTCTTAGTGGGGATTTAACATGGGGAGGTGGCTTTTCTGCAGATGACCTACAAATAGCTGGAACAGATATAAACACAGGAGGCACATTAACTAATGTAGCCTACCTAGACCAAGCTAATACTTTTACTTCTACAGGAAATACTTCTTTTGCAGGTAATGTAGGTATAGGAACATCTACACCAGTTTCTAATCTTGAAATAGCTGATAGTAATATAACAAATGGGGCGATTCTATCACTTACAAACACTGCAGAGGGAGGTTGGACTGCTGGGGATAAAATAGGCACTATTGATTTCAGAATTACAGACGCTTCTGCTTCTGAAAAGAATGTAGGAAGTATCAAACTATTGACAACTACAACTGGGAATTTCCCGTCAAAGACGCAAATGGCTTTTTCTACGGCTTACTCTAATGTACTATCAGAAGCGATGAGAATCGATCATAATGGTAATGTAGGCATAGGAACATCTACACCAGAATCAAAAGCACATATAAAAATGGCAGATGCTGGTATCACAGCTGTACCAACACCCTCAGTTGCTCTTACATTAGAAAATAGTACTTCAATTTATGAACAATTTATTACACCATCAGGAACCTTTAAAGGTATATTCTTCAACGAGGGAGAAGATTTAGATGGTTCACAAATTAGACATTATTATAATGGAACTCCTGCTGACACAAGATATGAGTTCAGAGGTAATGCTTCTGAGTGGATGAGATTGCAAAATGGAAACTTAGGTATAGGAACATCTACACCTACTACAAAATTAGAAGTATCAAGTGCAAATATAGATGTTTTAAAATTGGTTAGAGATAGTGCACCTGGCTCTGGTGCGTCATTATTATTTGAAAATTCAGACGCTGAACAAGCTAGAATATGGCTAAATGGAGGACAATCATTACTTTTCGATGTTGGGAATACGATTGTTACAGATACTAAAATGATACTTACTTCTAGTGGAAACTTAGGACTAGGGAAAGTAAATCCAACACATAAACTGCATATTAATACAGAATCACCAGAAACAACCTCTGTTATGATAGATGGAGAGGCAAATCAAGAGAAAGTATTAAAAATCAGAAACTATCAATCAAGTGATGCAGCAGGAGATAATTCTTTCGGGTATATTTCTGCTAAAACAGCAAATGCATTTACTCTTGGTGCTAGATATAGCAATGTAAACACAGATGTTTTAACCTGGAATAAAGATGGTGAAGTAGGCATAGGAACAACTACTCCATATGGTAAATTGGCAATTGTAGAACCAGACGCAATGACGAGTGCAAGTGCAGGCGAACCTACATTGTTTATTCCTAGATATGATAATCCAACTCTTGCTGTACCTGCATTGGAAATAAGACAAGCAGACGCTACAACAGCATTAGGAGCTAATGGAACTATTATACACGCACAAAATAGACCCATCGCTTTTTCTACTGCGAATAATGACTCTAATCACATTATAGATAGAATTGATTTAACTATTACCAATGCTGGGAAAGTAGGTATAGGAACACCTACACCTACTTCAAAATTCCAAATTGGAGATGGCACAAATGCAGTAGAAGAATTACAAATCTTGACAAGTAATGCAGGAATACAGCAAATACGATTCGGAGATACTGACGACACAGATATTGGTACAATAAGGTATGAACACGCAACTAATTTTATGTCTTTTGGTGTAGCTGCAAGTGAAAGAATGAGAATCACTAGTGCAGGCAATGTAGGTATAGGAACAACTGCCCCTACCAGTCCCTTATCTGTAAGCGGGATTATCCAATCAGAATGGGACTCTTATGGCACAGGTTATGGTGGATTATTTTTAAAAGATGACAATGGTACATCACTAAAGTCTGCGTTTATTCAATATGGGGCTGGACACGCTTCAGCAGACAATTTAACAATAAAAAACTATTCTACGATTGGAAATATTGGATTATTCACTAATAGCCTAGAACGACTGACGGTTGGTGCAGATGGTAAAGTAGGTATAGGAACAACTACACCTAATAATCTATTAAGTATCAAAAAAACAGGAGCTGGCTTTTCATTCGATGTAGATAGAACTGATGGAAAGTTTATGAAAATGAGCGTCGGTTCTACTGATATGAATTTGATATATGATGACAGTGGAAAGCTCAATATAGCAATGCAAAACAGAACTAATATCGCCAGCACAGGAGTCTTGACAGATGTTATGACTTTTGACACAGCTGGTAATGTAGGTATAGGAACAATAAGTCCAGATGAACAACTAGAAATGACAGGTAGATTACACTTAGGACAAACAACAGCACCTGCAATTACTACAGATAAACTTTATAATGTAGGAGGTACGCTTACTTGGGGTGGATATGTTCAGTCTAAACTATCAAATGTCTGGGCTTATGTTTCAGCTTCTGCTGTAACTACTGTAACGACTGCAGGAACTTACTACCCAATACAAGGAACTTTCGTAAATGATATGACAGATTTTGGTGCAGCGACTACCAACACTCCTGGAATAAAATATACAGGAACTCTAACAAGAAACTTCAAAATCCTTATACAAGGACAAGTTGAATCTGATAGCACAAATACTACTGCTACAATAGGAGTCAAGAAAAATGGCACACTTATAACAGGATCTGATATATCTACAATTTGTAGAGTAGCTGACAGTCCTTATCATATTGGAGCTGTGGTTATGGTTGAGCTAGCACAAAATGACGAAATACAACTAGTAACAACATCAGATGGAAGTGGAGATGAATTAACATATCCAAAACTTCAAACACTTATCGAGCAAGTCAAATAAACTTATTATTTTTTAAACTTATTTAAAATGGCTTTACAACAAGCAACAGAATTCAAAGGTCTAGTAGCACCTAAAGCTTACACAAAAGTAAATTTTCTAGTAATGTCAACAGGTGTCAAGACAACTGAAAACATCATAACTCCTGCAGTGGAGTATGTAGCACCAGCCGAAGCAGTAGAAGCTGTCGAGGCAGTAGAAGCTACTGACGAAACACCAGCTGTAGAAGCTGTTGAAGCAGTAGAGGCTGTAGAAGAAGTCGAAGCAGTACCTGCTGAAATAGAAATTATCAAAACAAAAGAATACAAGATTGACGCAGAAACTATTACCTTTGCAGATGAAACAAAAGAAAATGTATTGGAGATAAAACGAGTAAATTTTATAAAGGAAAAATCAGAATGTAGTTTTGGAGATGTTTATGAATATTTAAAAACAACAGACGAATACAAAGAAGCGAAAGACGTGTAGAAAAGGAGAAAAATGACAGTATACCTAAGTTACTTTTCAAGAGATGTAATATCAAAAGAAGAGTTCGAAGAAGAATGTAGAACTATCGACTGTTGGGGAAAGCCAGCTAAATCAACTAATCCTAAGCCAAATGAAAAACTATCTAAAAAAGAACGAAAACAGCGAAACAGAAGAAAGAAAAGAAAACAAAGAAAGGATAAAGCAGCTAAAAGAAGACAGAGAATATCTACATAATCTCTTTAAAAAGTTTTGGAGAGAAGATGATGATAAAAGAATACACGAGATAATATACGACCTAACCAGAAACTATGAGGAAGAAAATGACCGTAGAAGATATGAGTACGCTGCTAGACTTGACAGAGAAAGAAGTGAAAGACATTGAAGAAGAAGTGCAGGAAATAGCTGAAAAAATATGGTTTTATAATCACTACCATATGGTCGAATAAGTCAAACGGCTTGCTCGAAAGAGTGGAAGTCAGAAATGGCTTCCTCTCAATACTAATTAAAATGAAAATATTAATATTATTAATAATAATAACATCAATCGGATGTGCAAGAGATGTATGCAAAACAGGAGTAGAATTTTGCGACATAATATGTAGAGATTTATACTCTAATAAAAAGCTTACTTGCTATCCATCTTGCGTAGAAAATCAAAATTTATATCCTAACAAATGTAACTAATGCCTCCAAAATCTCCAATAACGACAGTAATTATCAGCTCTGTAATGGTGATAATATCATTGTTCCTATCTTATGTCTTTTCACAAGTAAATGAACACGATGTCAAAATATCAAGCATAGAAGCCAGAATGGAAATGTTTGAAGTGATATATCAAAAGATAGACACTATGGCAGGTGATATAACAGATATAAAGATAGATGTAGAAGTATTGAAACAAAAATATATAGATGAACAAGATTAATTTTTAACCTAATTATATTATGACAAAATTCAATAATGGATGTTTTGACATCCCAGACGACAGAGATTATTCTGCCGAACAAATCTTTGGAGCTGCTACAGGTGCTAATTTACCTGAGAGTATTAATCTTGCTGAGAAGGTAGAGATGAACTCACAAGACCAAGAATCAACATATGCTTGTACAGCCTTTGGGCTTACTAATGTCCACGAAATACTAAACAGACTTGAACACGGGATACAAATAGATTTTGATGCTTGGGAGCAATGGAAAAATCAGCTAGATAATGGAACAGCTAGAAGAGGCGTAGGAGATAGCTTGCAAGACGCTTTAAAACAGCTGAAAGCTAGTGGGCTTACTTATAACGGTGGTAACTATCCTATCGAAGGATATGCCTCTGTTAATAGAGATGAGTTTAAAAGATACCTTAGTAAAGGTTACCCACTCTATACAGGGTGTGGTGGTTATGCTAACTGGGCTGGAGCTAAGAAGACAGGTATACTTACCTTCGACAGAGATAAGAAGTCTTATGGACATTGTTTCTGTATAGTAGGATATGAACCAGGATATTATATTTGTATGAACTCATATGGAAATGATTGGGGAGTTAGTAACGGTTTGTTTAAAATAAAAGAAGACCAAGCTTACCACCTGTTTACAGCTTACATAGTTTATGACAAAGTAGATGTAGATTATATATTTACAGATGTAACAACTAAATCAGTTTTTGCAGAATCCATTAAATGGGCAAAGGATAACAAGATAGTAAAAGGATATGAAGATGGTTCGTTCAGACCTAACCAACCTATTACTAGAGCTGAGATGATACAGACGCTTTATAATATGAACAACGCAGGGATTTAAGCATATATCCTTTGTTTTAGGCTCTTAAATATCATAGTGGCATATTATAACCATTATATACTTTAAAGCTCTAATACACCCCTTAGAAACAGCGAGATAGCTTACAATACTTATTATTTAAACCTTATATATATGACCAAAAGATTAACAATCGATGACATCCCTGAAGAGCAAAGAACTCGAGCCGAAATTTGGAGTAGGGTAATGGGTTATCACAGACCTATCAATCTATATAACATTGGTAAAAAACAAGAACAAAAAGAGAGGGTAGACTTCTCTATGAACGCAACTTTTAATTCTTAACCATTTATAACATGGAAACAGTAAACAAAATCATAGCTTACCTAGACGGTAAGAAGACAATCATCATTAGTGCAATAATCGTCGTTTTTAACGCCTTATGTATCGCAGGGGCAGTAACACTCACTCCTGAACAATACATGGCTATAAACTCAATTCTAGCAGCCTCAGGGCTTACTACACTTAGAGTAGGAATGAAAGCTGAAACTAAGAAAATCGAGAGTGACATTGAGAAATAGGCTTTCCTGTGGTATAATTATAAACAGAAACAAACATTTAAAACAAAACAAATATGGCAGACATAACACAACTACCAACCAAAACTTCCTTTCAATGGGAAACTGTTGATGCACCTCGTCCTAGATTATCTAGGTCTTTAGGTGTAACTGACACCACAATATATTGGACTTCACCTCCTCTTAATGAAGACGGAGAAATTATATCAAAAGCTTTTATATGTGGAGTTAAAAATAACAACTACACTCTTTTAGTATATGTACCAGCTAATGCTGTACAAGGATATGGTAATGTACCAGATTCAACTAACAAAGGTTTATCTGCTACAAGTGTTGTGCAAGGTATCTCGCTAACTGGACTTGATTGGACTACTGGAAACTCAGACAACATTCCTTCTGCTGGTATGCCTATCGACTCTGCTATTGGTTGTGCTATAACTGGTTTTGATTTTGAATCAATTCAAGCTGCACTAAGTGGAGATATAGCAACTGGTGGAACTGTATTGAAAGTAGGTAATGAAACTGAGGTAACAGCTTATATAGAGATTGATGAAGGTAGAGTTAATAATGTCAAATTCGGAGAGATTGCTGGAGTCCCTACTATATGGACAACAGATGGAAGTTCATTTACACCTGGTGCAGGAGTAGGTACTATTAGTGGAGGAGAAGGAATAGACCTTACTGCAAGTGTTATATCAGTAGATAGAGCGGACACAGATGTATTCAAAGCTATAAGTGCTGGTGCAGGAGATGCAGGTAAAGCTTTATTATTAGACGCTGATGGATATGTTGACAGTGATAGTGTGCAAGTATTGAAAGATATAACTGCCAATGCTTCTGAAATTAATCAAGCATTAGATGGCATAACAGTAGATGTAACAGATACTAACTTAAACACTTTAACACAAGGAACTACTAGTGACGCTGATGCTTTACATACACATGATAGCTTAAGTATCGATACTTCTATCGAAGCAGTTTCTGGTTCAACTACCACTCTAGCAGAAGCTAATACTGAAAGAACAGTTACAGGTGCTACACCTACAAAAATCAAAGAAATAGCAGTAGAGTTGGGTGGAGAATTTACTTGCACTGCCTTAGTTAAAACGTCAGGTGGTAGCGAGGTAAGAGGTCAAATATATATAAATGGAAGCCCAGTAGGGTCTGAGTCAGGTCCTACAGGTTCTGTTACTACTTACCAGAATTGGTCACAGACTATAACTGGAATTTCAAAAGGCGATTTGATTCAGTTTTATCTTAGATGTACTGGGGCAAGTACAGTATATGGGAAAGACTTTCAATTAAAGTTTTCATCCTTAAAACCAAAAACTACTGTCAACCAAGATTAATAAATTAAAACTTAACATATAAACTTAATAGACCAATGGCATTAAAAAAATACAACAGTTACGAAGAATGGAGAGATGCTGGCAATACTTATGCTGGTGGATATAAGGGTTACGAACAAGCTAGATATGATGAAGGTATGACAGCTATATCTGACCAGAATGGAACTACACCTAGCACTCCTAGAATAAGCCCTGAACAAAAAACAATTAATAGGTCTCGTACTGATGAAGTTCAAGATGTAGCAGAAAAGCAAGGCATCTCTTACCAAGAGGCTTATGAGAACCTTAACAGAACTCAGACTGATATTACTTTAGAGAATATGGAAGAGTCTGCTAAGCAAAACAAAATACAGACTAAGTTACTACGAGAAGAGAAGTTACGAAAACAAAAAGAACTTAGACAACAAGAATCATTATCCAGAGCTGCACAAGCTATGGGTGATACTTCTATGACTGCTAGAACGACAGAACTATTAGGAGCTGAAACAGCTCAAATCTTTAATGAAGCTCGTACTCAAAGTATGAGTGCTATTGATGAGAAACAAAGACAACTAGATAGACTGGTAGAAGAAAATAAAAGAAGTACATCAGCTGCCTTACGTACTGAAATAGTAGAAGCAAGAGCAGAATTGATTAACGCTAAAAACGCTAGTGATAAGATTGCTATGGAACAAGAAGAGAAACTAAAGACATCGGAGACTGAATTAAAAGCAACACAACAAAAGGAATTAGAAACCTTAGTAGATAATCCTGCCTTTCAAGCTTTATCGAGAGAACAGCAAGATGAGTTCATGACTAGATATGGTTCTTTGGACGGAGCTACAAAGAGATTACTTGCAGAAGGTGCTAAGATGTCTCAATCAGAAGATAAGGACAAAATGAGAATGGAGAACACCACTAAGGCTATGACATTCTTAGATGATGCTGCTATGAGAAATATGGATTTAACATCTGAATCATTAAAGACACTTACAGCTAATAGTTATATAAGTGAAGACCAAGCTGCTTCATTTATGGTTAAATATAAAGGTATCTGGGATGATAAGAACTTAGACTCAGAACAACGCAACATTGCTTTACAGGAATTAACAGGAGAGTATGAAGCTGTTGCAGAAGATAAAATATCTAAAGAAAAAGAGAACTTTGAATACTATAAAGCTTTACTACAATCTAACCCAACATTAGCTAAACAATTTGCATACAGCGAAGGATATACTCCAGAAGAGATAGCTAATGCTTCATCTGAAATTAGTGGTACAGTACCTACAAGAGAAGGAACACATGGTATAACTTCTTTCCAAGATGGAGATGAATTTGTAGTAGATATACCAGAAGGTTATTCAGAAACTATAAGTAGAGTAACAGAACAAACTGGTAAACAATGTGGAGAATTTGTTAAAGATGTTACTGGTATGGGTATGCCTAATGGAAAGAAAGAGAAAGAAGGTATGATAAATATAACAGATGTTAATGAAGTTAATCCAGGTGATGTCTTTGTAGAGTCTATTGGTGACTATGGTCATGTAGGTATCATATCTAAAGTATATGAACAGAATGGTAAGTTAGTAGCTGATACAGTTGAATACAATAGAAAGACAGACCAAAAGGAATCTAGTAGAACAGCAGTGCCTATGTCTAGCTTTACTGGATTTGTTAATAATGATAATAGAACAGAAATGCCAGCATATTTAAGTGATACATTCAAGACTCCAAAAATATTTGCAGATGCAGTTACAATGTTAAACCCAACTATGTCTGGAAGACAAAAGATTATTGATAAATATGGAGAAGAAGGAGATTGGGAAACTGTTAGTCTTTTACAGGATATACAGGCTGGTGATTACACACAGGTATTACCACCAGAACAAGGTAAGTATGCAGAAGCTATGAATACATTAGGTATGTCTCTTCCTGCTGCTAACCAGAAAGCTATGCAACAACAGGCATTTAGTATTTCTAAAAGGATGATGGAAAACCCAAAAGACTTATCTGCTATTAACAGAGCGCAAGATAAAATAGATTCTAATATGATAAAGTATGATAAAGATTGGGCAGATAGAAAGACATTCCTTAAAAAGATGAACATAATGGGTACATTATATAGGGATTATGATAAAGCACATGGTGGGACAGGTAGAGTTACTAAGTCTTGGGATAGTGTTAAGAAATGGGCTGTTAATAATAAAGGACCAGAATTAGCTCGTCTTGAACAATCTATGGGAATGAACCTAGCAAGTTATATAAAACAAATATCTGGTGTAGCTGTATCAGAACCAGAGAGGAAATTCCTATCACAATTCTTCCCTGGGTCTTGGAATCCAAATGATGTTAATATAGAATTAATGAATGGACTTTATGATAATACTATGGCTGAAGTTAATACACAATTAAATACAGCAACAGGATTAACAGAATTATCTGAAATACTTTCTGCTGAAGAACAAGCTATGTATCTACAATCTAAAGGTAAACGTACACCTCAAGATATTTTAAAAGGTATAATGGATAGTACATTCGGTTGGATGGAACAAAAAGAACTTATGTCAGACCCAGAAAAACTGGCACAGTCATATGCTGATACAGAAGCAGACACATTACTTAATAATTATTTCGAATAATATGGAATTTCCTAAAACAATTCAAGATTTAGATAGTGTGCTATCTCAAATGAAAACTAAAGGAGCTACAAAAGAAGAAGCTAAGGTTATTGTAGATGAGTTTAAGAAAAGACAATCTACACAAAAGAAGCCTACTCGTCAAGAGGAATGGCTAAAACAAAACCCACCTAAATATCCTAATACAGAACTAAGTAAAGGAATAGCATCAGAGAGTGCTGAATATAAAAGAGGTTTATCTCAAGTAGGAGCCAAGCAAGCTACTGAGGCTCTTAAAAGTGGAGATGTAGCAGGGTGGGCTGGAGGAATGACAAAATCATTTTTTGACCAAATGGGTTCTACTGCTAAGGATATTAAAACACATGTAACAGACCCTGTTGGGGGTGCTGTTATAGAAGGTGCTAAAACAGTCGCACAATATAGTCCTTATGGAGCTGCAGAAAGAGCAGGTGCTGCTTTATACGAAGGTGATGTTTTAGGTGCTGCTGGAGAGATTGCTAAAGCACCATTCGCACCATTAGAATTAATTACTGATAAAATTGGTTTAACTTCATCTGAGGACATGCAAGCACAAGAAAAAAGAATTGGGGGAGTATTAGCAAATGTAGCAGAACAAACAGGAGCTACTGAAGCAATTAAAGGAATAACACAATGGTATGATGGATTAGACCAAGAGTCTAAAAGCAGATTGACTTCGTTATTAGATATAATGGAAGTGTCTGGTGATATAGCTGGGGTGGCTGGTGTAGGTAAAAAAATTACTTCTCAACTTGGTAAAGAGGCAGTTGAACAAGTAGCAAAAAAATCTACTAAAGAGGTAGTTAAGAAAACAGTTAAAGAAACACCTTCTCAAGTTGGTGTTAAAAATATAGAGAAGATATTAGCTCCAACTACAAAAATAGCCAAAGCACAAACACAAAAGATAGCTCCTAAATTAGCACGTGAAATACCTATATCTACTTCTCGTAAATCATTACTAGAAAAAATAACAGATAAAGCAGAGAGTGCTGGTAGGTCTATAGGAGAGTTGATTGATAATGGCAAATTAAAAGGAACAATCGAAAAGAAGAAAGTATTAGATGTTCTCGATAAAACTAAAAAAGAGTTTATAGTTGATGGTGTAGATTTAGACCCAGTTAAAACAAAGGCTGTGGAAAATTTCCAAAAGGTTATTAATAAATTCCCAGATGACATTCCTGCTGAAACAGCTGTAAGAATAAGGAGGGTTTTTGACAAAGCTGTTGCAGGACCTAAAGGAGGTGGTTTTGTCTTAGCAGATGAAATGATAGATTTCAGTAAGTCTATTAAGAAAGACGCTACTAATGTATTCAGAAGTGAATTAGCAAAAACTAATCCAGACTTAGCGAAACTCAATGCAGAGTTCCACTTATGGGAAACTGCTCGTGATGTGTTAGATAAAACAGTACAAAGAAAAGTAGGGCAGAGTGGAGCATTAAAGAAAGGACTACAAACAATAGCAGGTGCTACTATCGGTGGTACAACTGGTGGACCTCTCGGAGCAATAGGAGGTGCTACTGTTATGAAATGGTTAGGTAGTGCAGTTGATTCAACATTATGGAATACTTTATCAGCTAGAATGAAAACTCAAATAGCAGATATGATTATAGCTAGTAATGTAAAAGGAATAAATAAAATTGTTGGGGATATAAATAAGACATCAGGTAAAGAAAAATTACCATTGTTGACTAACCCCAAATAATCTTAAAGAATATCACCCATAATATAACTCCTACAAAAAAACCGAAAGTTCCTATTAAGTAGAATCCAGCAAATATTGTGAAAAGTGTAACTGTGATAAAAACAAGGACTGTTAATATCATAAGAAATGTGTCCATAATAATTTAGGTTAATAAAGTAATAAAATAGGGGTATATAAGACGTTTAAACCATACACTTGGTACATTAGTCCACTTTAAGGTTAAAGTCGCTAATACACCCCTTAGAATAGCTCAGACTCATTATATCAGTTTATCTACATCAACTTCTATCCATTCTAACCCTTTCTTATTGACATAGAATACAGGAAGTGTTGTAACATTATCTGCATGTAACGAAGCTAATAAAAGTCTTAGGCTTTTTTGCTTTTCAATGTTGTCTAATAATATTTCTTCAAATTCTACACCTGCTTCTTTCAGTTTAGATTTTGCTTCTTGGCATTTTGAACATGTGGTCGATGAGTATACTGTAATCATGTTAATTTATGTTAAAGTTTAAAATCGGATTCAAAACTAATTTCTTCAAATTCTTCAAATTCTTTATTTTTCTCAATTATATCATTTACGTCTTGGATATAAAAAGGCTTAGTATCTCTGTATTGTTTTAAGTCTTTGATAGTTTCTTTTTCAGTCATATTAAATTTGGTTAGAGGATCTATAAAATGTTTTAGCTGATTGAAATGCAGAGTTCCACATAGTTTGTAGTGCTTTCCATTTAGATACTTCTGTCATAGTTTTTTTAACTAAATCATCACTGTCTGTTAATGCCCTAAGAAAGAATTGTTTTTCACTTGGGTTACCAATAATTATCTTAGCTTTTAATGACGCTAATTTAATCTCTTCCTCTGAAACACACTTTTCTAATTGTGCTAATTTCATTGGTGCATTTTCCATTATCTCTTTTACTCCTTGATGGCAAGTTATATCTGGTAGAACGAAATCATATTTGTCCATATTTAATTCATTAAGTAATAATTTTTAGATAAGTTCACTCCTATATTATACCACTTTTCTATATCTTTGACTTTACTTATAGTATAACCTTGTTTAGTCTTACTCTTGAATGAGACTACCCAAGCTTCATCTGCTTTTAAGCAGTGAGCATAGAAGGCAATTTGAACATTATATTTCTTTCTATATAAGCCATTTTTCCAATCGATCAATATTTTCTTAGACTCACCGTCTTTAGACCCTATCTCAACCAAAGCATCATAACGACCTATAACAGATATAGCTTCATCATATACAACTTCTTCTTTACTGATCAATTTAGGTTTAAATTTATCAATAAAGTTCTTAATAGGGTGGTCACTAGGAACATTCCCTTCTAATGCCTTCTCACATATCTCATGAACTTTAGTACCTCTATCTGCATATCCTTGCAGAGCTTCTTTGTAATCATCGTATGTTTTAAAGTCCATAGCCCACCTAATTAATCTATCTGTATCACTAGGTAGAAGTCCTGCCAATTTGGAAGCTGACAGTAACTTCTTTCCATCTCGGTAGTATATGTGGTTCTTTACATCGTACTCTAGGTTGAAAGGTAGCTGTTCTAATTTCTCATCAGGGTCGAAATCAAATTCAATTCCTGTCATTTTATCTTCCCAATAGAACACTTGTTTAATACTTATTGTAGGTTTATCGTAGTCTATTCCACTAGGTAAGTATCCTAATTTAACTCCATTGAACTCTACTCTCTTAGCTTTCTTATCGTATTTGTTTTCTGGTTCAGGTATCACAGTTAATGATCCCTCTGGTTTAAGGTCTGATACCTTTGGGTTATCTTTAATTGTGAAAGAAATTCCAGCTAAATGTATATTCATGAGGAATTGAGGTTAATATTAAAAAGGGAGGTCGCTGATATCTATTTCATCTTTTTCAGGCAGAGTAGTTTTAGACTCTTCTATCTTTAGTTCAGGAGTTTCAATATTGTTTTCAATATGTTTAACAAGAAACTTCTTTACTTGAGCAAAGTATATTTTCCAATCATCAGAATCTTCACAATTATCTGGTTGAGGGAAATCATATAATGCTTCTTTCTTTTCATAGTCATAGAAATAGTTTCCAATCTTCTCTCCTCCTTGTTTGATTGAAATACCAGTCTTACGTTTACCATCTACTTCAAAATCAAATGGATGGAATGTAACTTCTTTAGAGAAATCTAAGTTAGACACTTTACAACCGAAGTCTTTGAAGTATCTTGACTCTGTTCCTAATGTAAGGACTGCATCTCCTAAATCTATGTTACAGAACTTACCAAATTGTGTATCTTTAAATGTGATACCACAGATAAAGCCAGTCCAGTTGATAAACTGTTTCTCCCACTTCTCTCCCTTTGTTCCGTCTTTGAGTTCGTACTTTCTTAGTACAGCTCCTTCTGTTGTTTCTGTAACCTCTTGTACAAGATTACCACCGATAATTTTGAGGTAGATTTTGCCACCTTCGAATGTTGTTCCTGGCATGTTTATAAGTTAAAAAATATTAAAATACTAACTATTAATAGTATATATCGTAAGGCTGAAACTATCAAGTGTTTCCTATTGACATATCTTTTTAAGTGTTGTTTGTACTTATTAGCACAATAGGTTTCCCCGAAAGAAAAGCCTTGGGTGTTATCCATATTTCTCATTATAATTCTTTTAAATGATAAATAACTCCGTTCATCTTTTCTTGTTCTTCATAATAAGAGCCTAGAGCTTTAAGAGATGGTTTCATGTTATCAAGAAATTCCTCAAGAATATCAATGATATAATCTTTTTCCCAAGCTTTTAAATTTTCCATAGTGTAGTTAGTTATTAAATAAAGTATGTGTATCTATATCAGTAAAGTCTTTAATAAGTTCATGAAGTTTAGACCCAACTCTGAAGGCATCATCTTCTCTTTCCTCATTAGCCATATCCTCTTTCTCTTGTTTCTCCCACATTTTATTCATCAAAACATGAGTAAAAATGTGTGTTACTTCTGCAACAAGGTGGTCAGTATAAGGAAGTGGTTGTGCTACATCAGCATCAAAAATCCATAGTTCTTCTGATATACCTGTTAAGTATTTCTCTGTAGCTTCTGCATATTCTTTGATTTGTTCTGGTCTCATTGGATGTTCCATTGTAAAATGTTAATAAGTATAAGTGTGGCAAATGCCAGTTTCTAGGTCATAGATAAAGACATCTTCATCATCTCCTTCAATTACATGGACTGTATTCATATCAAGGTCGAATTGATAATCAACTGCCTCTGTAAGTGTACTAAGATAAGTTTCTAGTTCTTCTTTGTTTTTAAAGTCCATTTTCTAGGTGGTTTAGAGAGATAAAATGCAACATTCTTTTTGGATAAGTTTTCAAGTCCAAATTTTTCCATAGCTTTTTTGTTGCGGTTTTTTAATTGAGTTAGTGTTAGTTCCATACTATTTAATAAATTATAGGATAAGGGGTGGTCATAGCTCGGTGTATTGACCAATGAAGTTTACAAATTCTACTATAGAGAGCATGGTAGCTAATGCCTGTTTCTTTTGCCCACTCTTTTAAAGTCTTTATTTCTCCTCTCCAGCAGACTTCATTTTTAATACTTTTTTCAAAGAAAGCTCTTTCGATAGACCAACCAGCATACAGTCTACCTCTTAATACATTATAATTTATGTTTAGATGTTCTGACCATTGCGTCATAGTTTTTGTTTCTCCTTTGTAAGTTATATAATGACACCTAGAACTGTTATTAGCTTGTTCTTTATCAGTTGCCCATCTACAATTTCCACTGCAATAATTACCGTTGCTATTGATTCTATCTATACTCAATCCATCTTTATAACTAGATTCCATATCTTCCCAAAATCCTGCAAATTTTAACCATTTATCACAAACTGTAATACCTCTATTCCCATAATTGTGATATTGATTATTGTGTTTATTGTAGCATCTTTCCTTCATGGCTCTCCAGCTATTATAAGGCTTAGTATTGCACATCCCATGTGTAATGACTCCCATAGTATTTTGATTAATTAATAAAATTTATCTCCATCCAAATTTCTCTAATGATTTTGCTATCTTAGATGGTGTGTTGCAATAGAATCTTGTTCCTGACGCATAAAGTTCGTATGTTTTATCTAGGTTGAATTTATAATCCCAGAAGAATCTATCTCCGTCAGCCCAAACTATATGTGGATGGTAAAAATCATTGACTCCCCATCCGTAGTCCGTACCAACTGTATTAGCTGATGGATCATGCCATCGATCTTCATTCCATTTGCCATTCTCGCAGTCTAATGTTCCTATAAAGTTAGGGTCTTTCGATATTTGCCAAGCATAACTTACTCTTTCGTTCTGTTTATCAGAACCTTGTAATAAATATGGTTCCAATAACCCCTGTTCCTTTTGCCAAGGGACTGATTCGCAGTGCAAATGTGCTCCACCTATATCAGGGTCTACTATTACCCCTGTATTATTTAAGTGACCCTCACATATTAAATCGAAATCCTGTTCTAAAATCTTTTGCCATTCTTTTAATTGTCTACCACTTAAATCTATACCTGCACAATCTCTATGAGCTGCACTAATACCAGAAGCATATTGCCCACAGATATTAGTGATGTGGATGTCTGGTACATTCTTTAAATTATCTACAACGTGTTTTATTGTAGGAGTTGCACGCTCATACTCTTGTTCTACTACCGATGGATAATACTGTGTCTTTTCGGCGACAGTTATTCCGTCATTAAAAGTCTATTAAGGTTATCTAGGTCAGTCCAATCAGATTGAAACTTCTCAATAGCTTGGTTGTTTTTATCGAGTTTAAGCTGTAAACCATCTATTTGTTCCTGCAGTTCTCTATTCTCTGCTCTAAGCATTTCTGCTCCTTTGTTGAATTGAGTCATTTGTTCTGTATTTCGTTTTGTAATTGCTTCTACCTCATCATAAGATGAAAGAGAAGCATAAGTTACACCTACTAATGTAGTAAGCATAAGTATTCCGATAATGTAGTTCTTTAAATTCTTTAAGTTTTTCATAGTTTAGGTTAGTTAGTTAATAAATTAGTCAAAGGAAATGCTAATATATTTAGAACAATCAGCAAGATAAATAATCGAGGTTTAAAGAACGCTCCGATTAATAGTATAGGGAATAAAATCCCTAGTGATAAGTAAATTAAGTCCATAATTATTTGGTTAAATAAATAAAACAATGTTCTGGAACTTCCATTCCGTTATCAGCTACCCATTGGCAACTTTCAACATTTGTGTTCCATAATTGTATAGTAGTTTGTCTCTGTTGATACAATCCTATAAGCATAACGAATAACATCGCTATCATTAATATGGATAAAATAAGGTCTTTCATAATAAATTTAGTTAAATAAATAAAAAGGTTACAGTTCATCTGGATTCATGGAGCAAATCTTTCTCCTAGTTCCGACTGTTATGTTCTAAGTTTACTCTTACTTTTTTAATTTGTCAATAGATTTTTTATTGAATTTATTAGAATAATGTGTTGTAAATCAAAAACGCCCTGTAATAGAGCGTTAATGATATTGAAAGTCAGCAAAACTTCTATATCTACTTTATCAAAGATAATATTCTATGTCAAGCTCTCATATATTGCTAGATAATTTATCATATCTACTAGATTATCATGTTTATGTACATTTCTTTCTCTAGCCATTTTATTTGCAGCCATGATTAGTGCTATGTCTTTAGCTTTTAAATCTAATCCGAAGGCTCGACAAACTTCTGCCGTTCTTTCTAAGTTGTCTTTAGCAGTTCCGTAGAACTTTCCTCTATCTACTGACAGTTCTTTACATTCATCGAGAATGTAGGTATATCCTTTATATTCTTTAGCCATTATATACTTTATTATTAAATATAGTTTTATTGTCTATAATATTTATTATATAATGCCAAAAATTTCCATCTTCGTCAAAATAAGTAACTCCAAATCCATTTACCCACTTATTACTTCTTTTTTTCATATAATCTGGATTTCGATTGCAAGCACAAGGATTAGATATGGCTTGATGAGGTTCGTTAACTTTTGAACAATTAGTATACAGCTGTGCTGTATGAGTATGAAAATATATGACATTAGCACCCCATGTCAAAACTGTTTTTTTAGCATGATTATCACAAACATTTTCACCATGTGTATAACATAGTTTACCAAACTTGAAAAAGTCGTTATATTCTAGCATAACACAATCAGGCATATAAATCGACTTGTCTAGTCTGGTTCGAACATATTCAGCAATACCATATTCCTGCTTCTGTTCTAATTTCTCCAAAAGGTCTAGTTTACGTTGGTTGAAATGATTACCTCCTACATTAACAAACTCTACTTTTCTATTAGCTTTCTTAGCTAGCTTATATATAGGATTGTATATATCTTTTCTGAATCCTTTTAGTTCCTTCTCGGTATCGTGTATTCCATTCATTCCTGTCTTAGCTGTGAAACGTGATATTCCATCAGCATTAATTTCATCTCCTCCAAAGACAATAATATCAGGCTTAGTGTCTTTAACCACTTGCTTGAATATTGATAACGTAGGAGTATGCTGGTCAGGATAATGTATATCTCCTATTGAAAGAATTTTTTTCATGGTTTAATCGGTTAAAAGATATTCAAGATAAGCTACTCTAGCTTGTAATTCTTCTATCTCGTCAATTTCTTCAATCACTTCATCAGACATAAAATCATCTTTTAAGTCTTTTAAGTAAGAGGTATATACTCTAAGGTCGTTAATTTCCATTTCTGCTTTGTTTATTTCGTCTTCGACTTCTTCTAATGTTTCGAAGTCATCAAAGCTTTCTAGTCCTGGGTAATTCATGTTGTATTTGATTAAAAATTAAAGTTTAGTAGCCTATATGCACTCACTTATATAGATTTTTAGTAAATTCCTCCCATTTTTTCAATAAAGGTGGTAATAGTTTCGCAGTTACATAAGATATTCCCACTATTAAGGGGATAAACAGCCATACTATCCATTGACCAGTTACAATAGTTACATAAAGAATATATAATCCATATAAGGATAATAAGACTATTGGAGTGAATATAACGAATGTAATAAATTTCAAAATCTTTTAAGTTAGTTTAAATAAAGGGGGATTGCTCCCCCTTCGGTCGTGATTATAATGTATCTGGATTAACTCCTGCTTCTTTCTGGAAGTGTTCTACTTGTCTTTCTAAGAACTGGTTTCTATCTTCTAAAGCTTTGTTCATTCTGTATAAGTCTAAAGCTTCCATCTTCATGTGATTGTTCTCTTGGATAATCCTATTTACTTCTGCTTGTTGTTCAGGAGTAAGTGGATTAGGTTGAGGTTGTACATCTGGAGTTTCTATTGCTACTGCTCCTTTGTCTTTTTTTGCCATGATATATGTATTAAAAATTAAAGTTATCTGTTACAAAGTTCATATTCTCGATGTACTAATAGTCTCTTAGTATAACACTTAGCACAATATTTGTTTCTGTATATAGACCTAAGGTCTTTTGTGTCTGTGATTTCTTTATCACATTCTTTACATTTTCCGTAAATCATAGTTGTTAGTTAAATAAATAAAATGTTAATCCCATATCGCTGATCTAATTTCTTCTCCAGTATTATTTTGAATAAGGTTTTGAATAAATAGTGATACATCTCCATAATAATAGACTGACTTGCCGTCTATTACTCCTACTGTTTGACCAACCATAAAGTTTATAAAATCTTCATATTGTTTTTCGGTGAATAGTCTCTCTAGTTGAGTACCACTAATCCCCAAATCTTCGATAGTTATTTCTTCCATGTTTAGAGTTTAGATTAATAAATATTAATTGTCAAGGAAACTTCCCTTGTTATAAGATACAATTTGTGGTTCAATATATTCGTCATTAAATGTTCCTCTATTAAAAAATATCTTAGCTGCTTGAAATGTTCCCCAATCTCTGTCTTTAGCTGATGATATAAGAGTAGTAGCATTATCTTCTGGTGAAGCATGCTCATCAATTTCTCTTGTTATAGAAAGAGCTATATCTGCTGAGTCTCTAATTTTTTCTGATCCACGTATTTTACCTTCTTTGTTTGTATGGTGTAAAAATAAGATTGGTATCTTAACTTTATTAGTATATGTTAGAAAGAATTTTATTATACTGTCATCTATCTCATTTCCTTTGGCATATTTTGAAGCTTCAACTAAATTAAAGTTATCTATTATAACAAAGTCTGGGTCATGTACTTCTATCATCTTTGTTATATTTTTTATATTAGCATCTAAACATATTTCTCCTTTCTTCAGTGAGGCTATGATTAAATTCTCATTATCATATATTTCTGCCTGTTTATTAATATAAGTATCTACTTGACGTTGTGGTATTGGTCTTTCTGCTCTATCTCTCCATTGATTTTTATCAATTCCTGCTGTCTTTATACAAACTTTACGAACAAAATTCTCAACTTCTTCTTCTAATGATAAGTAGAGAACTCTATGTCCTAACTTGCTATTTTTTTCAGCTAAGTCTAAAGTGAATGTACTATTATGAGTTACTGTTCCATCTTCTAATAAAAATCTATGGTTTCCATCTAGAGAAAATCCATAATAATTATCAACTATATCTTTCTCTATGCTGATTCCAGTGCTACCCCAATGACCAAGTTGTGTCCATTCCCCTTTTGTATGGTGTCTAAAAGGAATATCAGAAAAATCACCAGAAATAGTCAAGCGATAATATTCACCAATAAACCCTATTGATTTAATACCTTTTTTGCATTTTCTAATCGAAGTTTTAAAACCTAAAGAATCTGCAAGTTGTTTTATTTGATAACTTAACTTTTTTCTCTTTTGTATAAAATCAAAACAACATTTAGAATTTTGATAGCCATCAGTATCTAATAATCCAGCTAGGAGTTTAGACCTATTCTCTTTTGAATTTATTAAAAAATCTCTTGGAATATGTTTATTATTCAATAAATTTAATAGCCTTAATTTTTTTTGTAGACACTCGTGGTTAGGATTTCCTCGTTTACCAGTGGTAATGCCAAATGATTTTGCTTTTACATCTTTATTGCTGTTAATATTAACTTTCATTCCAAGCTGAGAAGCATAAGAATATAGAAAATCTATTATCCCTGTCTTTTTATCCGCTATAGTAACTCTAACATCTCTAGCACTACCATCTCCTAGCCATAAACCTAAAAAATATGGATCTATTGATAACTTTTTGACTGGATATTCTATTGGATTTTTATATCCTTTAAAGTTGTTCTTCAAAAAATTTGGACACTCCTGCAATACATCTCTTACACTAATATCTTTTTTAGTTATTTTATTTTTGGCTGTTTTTCTAAGTGAAAGAATATGAGACTCATTAACTCTATAATCCATAGCAGTATTTTGTCTTACCCAATACATTTGTTCTTTTCCTCTAGCAAGAGATAAAACTTTTCTCGAAGTTGAGTCATCTCCCATTACTAAATCTCCTACGCAAATATTTTCTGCTTTTTTAATATCTCCATTAAACATTCTAACTTTTGTTCCTTTTCCAAGACATTTTCCAACTCCTCCAGCCCCAACAATAACCATCAAATGATGTTTCTCTATTGGAGGAAGTTCATCATCTAATCCTTTAGTTCCCCAAGTTAATCTTTTTTCTTTTGAGAATATTGGATCTTCATCACTAAGGTCTAGTTTTGAAAGTTTATAAAATATTTTTCTTTCTTCAAATCCTTTTTCATAATCATCTACTGTATTAGTCATAATGGTTAAATGGTTAAATAAATAAATAGTTAATTAAATAGTAAGTCTACAATAAAGTTGCACATTGTTTTTTCTTAACTCCATTCTATCAAGTGGAGACATATTTGTAAAGGCTATTTTTTGTTCATTTAATGGTAAGTCTTTAAACTCTGTCTTCTTAATAACTTGATCGTTCCATCCCTCACGATTTAACCAAGTCGAAGCGTGAGGTATAAATGATTGATTTTGCCATTGTTCAGAGTTCTTATGTTCAGTTAAAGAAGCAAGAACTATATCTAGCTTAGGGTTAAGTTTCTTCCAAGACTTAATAGCATTAGGTTTACCTACCTTTCTAGGGTAATCTTTCCAGAAGGTATCAAACTCTTCTTGGTTGAAAGGTTTGTTTAACTTCTTAGAGAAAGCTAGAACTTTCTTTAAGTCTTCTAATCCCATTTTCTTTAACTCCGAGAATAGTTGTAATTTAGTTTCCATGATTACATTGTATTCTTACTTTTTAACTTTGTCAATAGAATTTTAATATAAATATAATTCTTTCTTATATCTAAAATACCTAGATTTATCGAAATTATCTTCTTGAATAAGATATATATCTTTATTTATGCATAATATAATACCTTCTCTAATTTCCAATTTACCAAGCAAACCTTCTGATTTAAAATAAGTAGTATCTCCAATTTTAAAATCTTTGTTCATTATGATAGAAAAAATTCTTCTATGTGATATAAAAAAAATATAATCAATCACATACCCAAGAATTAGAAAAGGTATTGTTATGATAAACAATACGCAATCTATAATAAATTCTAAAATAAAACTAATTGCGTTCATATTGTTGTATTAAATAATAAGTATTCTAAATATATTCTTACTTTTTAACTTTGTCAATAGAATTTTTAGTCTTCTTCTATTTCTTTAATTATTTTCTCCATATCTACTAAATCTACAACATCAACTGTAATATCTATATCACCACCACTAAGATAATGTTTTTTAAATGCTTTTTCATATTCTTTAATCCAACTACTATACAATATTGTTTTCATATAAATTATATTAACTAAATAAAAATAGACACATTTGTACTTGAAGCTCCTTCTATATTAGAAGTATCTTCTAACTTTCTCCTTAAAGAATGTTATCAAATATTTTTCCAATAATCTTCTATTAACAGAACCATCACATCTTTTTTTGATATTATCTTTAATAATCTTATTATTTTCATCTATTATACCTAATGTAAGTCTCCTGTCTTTCCATTCTTTGAAATTAAAAAATATATCTGCAATTTCTTTAATTCCTTTATCTATATGACTATTTTTCATTCTTAATACTAAAATACCACTACGACGAAAATTGTATTCATCTCTATAATAATCATAATTAGGATTATGTTCTGATCCATCTAATTCTATTGCAATACCATATTTAGCAGACCAAAAATCAAAGATTCTATAACCCCATCTAGATTGACGAGAAAATTTAACATCAGGAAGATATTTTTTTAGCAATCTATCAGCCTTATTTTCGTTTTTGTTTTCTTTACTCATCTTTTTATTTTGTTGTTGCATATTATTTATGTATTTTCTTTCTTCGGTGGTAGTAGGAAACTTTAATTTTTTCATATTGTTTTAAATTACTTGATAATTGTTTAATCACTTGTCAGCTGTTAAGTTAGTTTAGCCCCTTGGTCAGAGGCTAAACAATTTTTTTATCACTTTCAGCTGCTATTTAGAGGAAGCAGACCCCAAAGATTGTTCATTAAGCATTATCCAAATTGACTTAACGGCACACAGGAACGGGTACATATAATAAGACTACTAAATTGGTGTACGCTAGATTCTGCCTTAACCGTACTATCTTATTATTACTAGAAAAGCCATCGTATAAACGATGGCTGTAGACCTGCAGTCTTCCCCAAAGCGGTGCAATTAAGCATTCGTTTGGCTTATTAGTCTAAAATAAAATAGACTTTTTTCTCCCAACTGTAGCACCGTCTAAAGCGTAAGCTGGGAAAAAGAAATCTATTTAAGACGGTTTTTCCGTTACATAATAATTATACCGCGTATATATTAAGAAGTCAAATTATCGAAGTATTGAACCAGAAGAGCTTATTTAACCCATCAATCGAAAACGATTGCAGATAAGGAACCCTTCTGGTTCACTTCGTTATTTATTCCTCATCTGATACACTCATTATACTTACCTGGTTTACTTTGTCAAGAGTATTGCTCTTTACATCTAACTGAAAATGTGGCGAATAAGAAAAAGAGGGTACTCACTTGACAAGAAAAAAAATGCTTGATATACTGGATGTGCAGAGTGCAATAAGGAGTAATTAACTGAGTTGTAGGCTCTCTTACTAAAGTACACGATAGAGAGGACTCTCACTAGAGTGATAAAATAGACAAACGACTGTAGTCTTCCAACTTTTATAGCTACAGTGGCAGATTGTGCCGAACAATCCGATGGAGAGTAGTGTTGGACTTTAAAGGCTTTGCCACTCTCCTCACTCTAATTAACACTTAACACAAAAAACATGAAATATACCTGTCATTGTGGACACTCCACAGTAAACAGAACCCGAGACCACTGGTTCAACGATAAATGTTGTTCTATGTATTGTTATAAAGAATATTTAGCCTTACAAAATGAAAAGAAAAAAAACTCCAAGACAAAAGCTTAAAAAGAAGCTAGAACTAGCAGTTAAAACTTACGTCAAAGAACGTGACAAATTTACTTGTCAATTCTGCGATAAGGTTGTATCTGGCTCTAACTGCCACGCTTCTCACATAATTCCAGTATCTGCTGATGGTCGAATGGCATTTGATCCAGACAATCTCAAGGTACTTTGCTATCATTGTCACATGAATTTTTGGCACAAGAACCCACTTGAAGCTACTGATAAGTTCACTAAGAAATTCCCTGGAAGATATGAAAAACTACAAGAAAAACATCTATCGAATCAAAAAAAAGGGACAATCCAAATGGAAGAACTAGAAGAAAGGCTTAACCAAATAAATCAGATGAATGAGTATTTAATAACTAATAATTAATATGTCAAGAGTATCACACCAACAAAAAACAATGACTGAGAAAGAATTAGACCTACTAAGAGAACATAACTTGGAACTCATCGAGGAATATGCAGATAATCATGGGTATAAAGTAAATACTACAATCAAAGAGTCAGTAAGAAACAATCAAGGATTTTGTCCTTGTAGAATAGAAAGAAACAAAGACACAATTTGTCCATGTAAACCAGAAAGAGAAAATGGAGATTGTATTTGCAATTTATTTAACAAATAATAACATGGAAACAAACTACCAAAAACTAAACCCAATTAAGACTTGCCACTGCATTATTTGTGGAGAAGAGTTCCAAACTAGACGAGCTAAACAGCGTATGATGTGCGATAAATGCATCAAACAACGCTTTTATAACTACCCAGACACTAAGGTTGACAGTTTTTTAGCCAAAGAAGAAGAGATAATCAAAGGAAAATTTGATGAGGTACTGAATATTGAAGACGAAAACAAAAGATACTAAGTCGTTCCAACTTTTCTACCCACCAAGTAATACGCGCGTTGAGATATTTGACACTCAGAACTTCTATATAGCTGATTTCCAAAATCCAATCGTCTTTTTCAAATTCTTTATTTTTTCAAATCCAAAGTGCAAAAGTCTATTAGTATACATTTTAGCATGTTTACAGAAATATCTATTGACTTATACAGTATATAATCAACGCAGGCTCATTTTAAGCTATGTATTAGCTCATTAAACTATAAAATAATATAAACATACCACTTCAATATTAAACACTCTTAAAAAGGCAATATATGCAATCTTTCAAGTATATCAAAAAAGACTAGCAAGGTTTATTTTTTACCATTATCAAAAAAGTGTTAAGCAATAGCATTTTGACTTGTAATAATGTTTTACAATTGACTCATTTGATAATAAAGTATTAAATAAAAACATGTTACAAAGTATTTAAACGCTATTTAAACGGCGGTAAAAATAAAATGGGTGCAATATGTTAAGGAGCAATTAAAAACTAAAAAAGAGGCTAAAAAGCCCCTCATTTTAAATTTCAAGTTTTGATATTGTTTTTTTGCTTAAATTAATAGTAGTATGATTTAATAAAAACATTTCAAGATAAAAAGAAAAACTATTATTAATTTTTTTGCTTACTTTGACGGCTTGCATTTGTGTTTTTATATCTTGAGATAAATTATCTACTGTATCAAAACACATTTGCAAAGTATATTGATTATCATTATTTTGCTCTTTTTGGATAATATGGTTTAATAAGCGTTCAATATTGTATTTCATTTTATAAAAGTGAATATTCTGATCCATCGATTTTGATATTATTACCAAAATCATTATTATATTTTTTAATTATTTTGCATCTATTAATTATACCTTGCAAAGTTTTTAGATCGATTAAAAAATTGTAAATTGTACCTAGTTCATGATATTTTGCATTATTGTCTTGAAACTGCACATAGTGTTTTTTCATATTGTAATTCATAATAATAAATAGGTTAAAAAGTAATTAAATAAATAAATTGTATTTTTTAGCTATAAACACGCTAAAAATTGCGGTAAAAAAGAAAAAGGGTGTAAACACTACAAAAACAAATTGTATCCCTATAAGTGCATAAAATAGATTTTTCATAAAGTTTAAAAGTTAAGTTATAAAAAGGCGGTAAAAAGAAAAAAGGCTAAAGACTTTCTAAAAAATTCCATAGAGTGTCTAATACCTTTTTTAAATCTTTATTGATTGCATTTTCTTTGTCTTTGTTTTTGATTATTTCTGTAATAGCCCCGCTAGTAATAAAACCACCATGTCTATAAACTTCTGATGCTTTTTGTAATGCATACGCTTGAGCTAATAAATCTTTGAAAATCCAAAAATCTTTATTATTTTCAAAGATTGATTTTTCAAAGACATCTTTAGCATCATGCCAAAGTAATTCATTTGTGAATATACTAGAATGGCAATGTAAATTTCTGTTTCCTATATAACCAAAGCCCCAATACCATCCACAATCAAAGCTATGCTTTTTGATTACTATTGTTTCACCTTGTATAAAAAGGCTATCTTTTTTTGGATTATAGGATTGACTTTCTTTGATTTCTGTTTTTACTTTTCCTAATGTGATTTTTTCCATGATATAAATAAGTTAAAATAATAAAATAAAGGTTTTTAAAATTGCGGTAAAAAGAAAAAGGGCTTAAATTAGATTATCAGCAAAATCATCTGCAAAAAGCAAATCAGTTTGTCTAATTTCGCTACTTGCTAAGATATCAATGCCTATTGATTTTAGATATTCAAATGCCCCTTGCTTGATATTATCAAAATTGTAATCAAAAGGGATAATAACTGTTTTTTCGTGTCTAGTGTCTTTTATCTTAATTCTACTACCTTTTGTATTGGTGGCAGGTAAATAAGAGATTGTAAAGCATCTTAGACGCTTGAGATTTTGGTATTTCATGATATAAATAAATTAAATAATAAATAGTTTTGCTTTGTTTAGCTGTTAGCATTCAGCCGACAATAGAAGTTTAAAAGATAAATAATGATTGAACGACTTCATGTTATACCTGCTATTTAACTTTGTCAATAGATAATTACTTGACTTTATAGAATAATGTGTTGCTAAATTGTATTTAATAGCTAGTGTAAGGCAATTGTATTTTAAAAAAAACTATTGATAAACTATTTTAATTCGCGGAAAAGAAAAAAAGGGTATAAACTATTCTAACTCATACCTATATATATAAAGCTAATGTATTAATATTGTATTGGTTCAAAATAATTTATGTAATATAAACTATGTATAGACAAAATGTTGTATTACAATATGTATTTTAACTCTCTTTCTTTCCCTTACAGTCAACAAAAAAAGAAAAAGTGTTTTTCTTTTAACTGGACACTTAACACATAAACGGCTTATCTAAGCCATTGTTAATGTCTGACAATGTATATTGTGCGACTTTAGAATTAAGCAAAGCACATAGACTGCACACAAGGCACGCTAGCACCACCACCCACCCAACACCCACCTATAGAGTTTAAACGCTTAAAAACGTGCTTAGAATGCTTTAGAATTGATTCTATATGTTTTGGGTCTATAGTTCTATTGTTTTTCGTTTATAGAAAGCCAAAAACCCGAAACCGATATATACTTTAATGGGGGGGGTTACTAGATGCTCCCAAACAAAAATATTGTAAAAAATCAAAGTACTTCTCACAGGACTTGACACACGATTGACCTAACTAAGCCATTCAGTATTTTTGTATGTCTAAAGTTCTATTTTTTAAGATGGCTTATGTTTGCCATTAAATTAGGGTCGCCCACGGGGTGGAGACTGAATGAATATCTAGTAGAATATCAAGATTAGCAATGTGTTATAATATAACTTATTTTGCACTCACTTGACACGTGTGGTATAATATTTATAGACAAGATAATATTTACTAACCACATTAAATATGAAAGTAAAAGAATTTAGGAACAAACTAAAGTTTCACTCATTCGTAGTTGACGTTAAAAAGAAGGGCAAGGTTTTCCTCTTGTCGTTTAAGAAAGGAGAGATGGCAGGACATTTTGCTATCCCTGTTGAGATTGACGCTATCATTAAAGCTAGAGATGAGTTTACCTCTGGAAAGAACCGATCAGGCAAACCATTAACTGAAGACCAATTCTGGCTCTCTTTTTGTGGAACTCTGGAACAAGAACTAGAATTACAGTTAACTGCTAAGCTCATCGCTGATGATGTTGAAAAGAAATTAGGAGATAAAGAAGAGATGAAAAAAGTTAAGAAACGTGTTAAAGCTGAAGAAAAGAAGAATGAAAAGAAAGTTATTAAAGCAAAGCAAGCTATCGCAGATGAGGGGGGCACTATCACTGATGTGAAACTAAATGGAAAATCAATATTAAAATAACTTCCAGACTATGACATATATAACACCAAAACAAACAAAGACAAAAAAACCACGAAAGGAACACAGCACTGGCTGGTCTAAGACCAATGCCCAGATGAAACGTTTCTATGAGGGAAGATTGGGTATTCCTGCTACCGTTGCTGGTAGACCAAGTAAAAATGGTATATGGAGTACCCCTTCTAACCCGACTGGAGCCGGTAACTCTATGTTATACCCTACCCCAGAAGATATGGGTAAGGCTTTTGAGAAGGCTATACGTCTTGTAGCACAGGAAGGTATGCCTATTACTAAGAATAACGTCTTAATTCAAATGGGTTTATCTAGGAAGTCATTTTCTAATTATAAGAAAAGAGAAGCGTATGAGGATGTTATAGACTCTTTTGACCTGTTCTGCGAGTCTTATATGGAAAACATAGCTATCGTTGCAGGTAGTAACCAAGCTATCTCTATATTAAAGATGAATCACAATAAGACAGAGAAACAAGTTATCGAAGTCAAACCTATGGATGGTCAAGTTGTGGATTTAACCGAAGCACAACTAAGGGACTTAGCTAATATATCAGTTGAAGATGCTGTAGAAATTTTACCTAAACAAATAGAAACTCAAGATGAATAAACAACAACAAGCACAAATAGAGTTTGCTAAACGTAAACTAGCTAAAATGCACCTAAGGGATTATATAAACTATACAATGCCTAAATTTGTCTTTGAGAAGTTTCATAACGATCTTTTTGATGCTCTTGAAAGAATAGAAAATGGCGAGTTAAAGCGATTAATCGTGCAGATGCCCCCTAGGACTGGTAAGTCGGAAATAATTAGTAAACGTTTTCCTGCCTATTTACTTGGGAAATATCCAGAAAAGAATATTGTATGTACATCTTACTCTAGTGATTTAGCTGCTGACTTTGGTAGAAAGACTAGGGATTTGACAAAAGAAGAATTATATCACAATGTATTTCCTGCTTTTGCTCTCGCTGATGACAAGAAAGAAGGAGGTAATTGGGAAACGAACAAAGGGGGAGGTTATTATTCTATTGGTGTTGGTGGTGGACTTACAGGTCGTGGTTTTGATTGTATTTGCAAAGGAGAAAAAGTTATTACAGACAAAGGAGAAATTGATATTGACACCCTCGTCGAGTCAGGGTACAATGGTTATGTATTAACATATAATCATAACACTCATGAAACAGAATTCAAAAAAGTCATCGCTACAAAAAAGCAAACCAAAGGAGGACTTTGTAAGCTTGTCACAAGTGGAGGAAGCGTTATTAAGGCTACCGGAGAACACAAATTCTTCGTTGTGGGACAAGGGTACAAGGCGTTGGAGAATTGCAAGAACGGAGAAGAAATTATCTTTTACGAAAATAGAAATAGAATGCAAATTTTGTGGGAAAAAATGTTTAAAACATGCTCACGAAATAAGAAGTGCGGCAAAGAGTGGGCAAAAAGACCTGTACTGTTCTCTACAATGCTCAAGAAATCATCATGCAATAAAAAACAAAAGAATGTGCAAAGTATGTGGGGTAAAAGAGCCAGAAACAAAATACAGCAAATATTGTATAGATTGCAAAAAGGAATATTTAAAGAGCAGATTCAAATTAAAAAATATAAAATGTCTTTTCTGTCAAAAGGAATTCAAGCCATTAAGTCATTTGACAAAATTTTGTTCGATGGATTGCAAAAACGATTATCATTCTGCTACATTGATGGGCAAGGAAAATCCCAACTACAAACATGGGATGGGGATGAGCAAATATCCACGAGAGTTTCAACAAGCGAAATACAGAATAAGAAAGACAAATCCTTCTTGTGTAGTTTGTGGAGGAAAAGAAGATATAGTGATACATCACAAGGATTTAAATCCACAAAACAACAAGGAAGAAAATCTAGT